GTAAGTAATATGAAATACGAAGTCTTAGCAAGTCAGGTTATATATTTATCGACAATTGTTGAAGCAAATTCAAAGGAAGAAGCTGAGAAAATTGCATTCGATAGAGGAGAATGGAGGGACTATCAGGCAGAAAGAGTTACATATTCAGATACAATTGAGATAGGAGGTAAGTAATCATGGGTAAACTTAAGAACAAATTGATTGATGAGCAGGATCAGAAGTTAATCGAAGCAGAGAGACTAGCAAGACTCGAAGCAGTAATCTGTAAAGATCCTGCTACGATAGCATGGTTAGAATCAGTGAACAAAGCAGAAGCAAACTACCAGGCTAGTCGTGGGTTTACTGGCGGTGTACGCTGGACTGGAGACTAACATGTATAATAATGATGACAAGTATCTAAAGTATTTATTATGGTTTGCACTTGCTTACTTTGGTGGACATGTGTTATACTATATCGGGTTAGAATTATCTTGTTATATTTATGGGATACTACAATGAAGAAACTATATAAGGTTTTAGATGAAGATGGTTCAGTCGTTAGAATCTTTGGTTATAAAGAAGAAGCAGAGAGATTCCTAAGACTAGATAAATCCTTTAAGATTCAAGTACTTATGATGGAACGAAAGCGTAACGCTGAGAATAAATTTCAGTGGGCTTATAAAATTTTAGGAGATGCACTACTATGAGATGTTACTGCTGTAATAAAATATTGTCAGACTTTGAAGCCACTCGTAAGAGTGTACATACAAATGAATACTTAGACATGTGTAATAAATGTTACGCTACTGTAAGTGATGACCTACTAACATATGAAAGGACAGACCTCTACGATGAAGATGAAGATTACGAAGGAGACGAAGGACTGGATAGTAACGAGTACGATTCATTTGGTCGTGTGGATAATAGGCTTGACAGTGATCTTTAAATATGTTATACTATCTACTTAGTAGTTAAACTATATAGTAGGTATTTTATATAATTATATTTATTAATATATACTTAGGAGTTTTAATTAAGGAGTTACTATGGAAGATAACTACGAAGAAGAGATGCACTATCATTTCGTAATACAAAATACTTTAGATGCTGCTGGTCGATATGGTATTGATGTCGTGCTACAAGATATCATCGATGCCTGGAACTTTAGACTCAAGCAACACGATACTACTGCTGAGTTTGCGTATGAATAAACTAGTCGAAGAAGCACCGTACCATCCAGGCTATGAAGATGCAGTGGTGTCTCCTGCTCAGAAGTACAAGGGAGTTGATCCTGCTAAGATGATCTGGAAACCAAAGCCACTAAGCGATAAGGAAATAACTTCGTTTATTGTTAATAAAGTAACTGATTATGAATTGTGCAGAGCAATAGAAGAAAGGCATGGGATTAAATGACCTCATCGGGAAATACTGCTAAGGATGTAAGCAATACCAGTACAAATTTACAGAACGGGAAAGAATGAAAACAGATAGTAACTTTTTAAAGCACATACCATGCACTAACTGTGGGTCTTCGGATGCCAACAGTTTATACGATGATGGACATGAGTATTGTCATAAGTGTACAACCTATAAGAAAGGCTCAGAAGCGATGGTTCAGGCAGTCCTAAGGGAGGGTATTACCGCACCTACAAACGCTGCTCCTAAGCAGTTTAAATCAGTCCTAGAGGCATTGGCTAATGTAGAATCTACCCCAGTAGTGGAGCGTGGTATCACAACCCAGACTATGCACTTCTTTGGTGCAGGTTCTGATGGTTCAAGTTACTACTTTCCATATTGTGATATGACTGGTAAGGTGGTGGCTGCTAAGACTCGCTCGATGGTAGAGAAACAGTTCAGCGTGGTAGGTGACTGGAAGAGTGCAGTACTATTCGGACAGAACAAATTCCCTCCAGGTGGTAAGGCTATCACGATTACCGAAGGTGAGTTCGATGCACTGGCATGCTATCAGTTGACAGGCTCTCGCTACCCAGTGGTATCCATTCGTAACGGTGCTACCTCCGCATTGAAGGATTGCCGAGCAAGCTTCGAGTACTTGGATTCGTTTGATAAGATTGTGATCTGCTTTGATAACGATGAACCTGGACAGCAAGCAGCTAACCAAGTGGCTGAGTTGTTTGGCAGCAAAGCCCATGTATTTAAGTTCAAACAGGCTGAGCTCAAGGATGCTAACGATTACTTGATTCGTGGCATGACAAAGGAGTTTGTTGAGCAATGGTGGGATGCTGAGAAGTATGTACCTGATGGTATCGTGGCAGGGTCTACATTGTGGGAGCTAGTCAACCAACCAGTGGAGAAGGCTGAGGTGCAGTATCCCTACGATGGGATGAACTATCTTACCTACGGTATTCGCTTAGGAGAATTGGTGACAGTGACGGCTGGATCAGGACTCGGTAAGTCTCAGTTCATGCGTGAGATTGTGTGGCAGATTCTCAATAAGACTGAGGATAACATTGGTCTTATGTTCTTGGAGGAGTCGGTCAAGAAAACTGCTAAGAGTTTGATGTCACTTGCTGCGAATAAACCATTGCACTTACCTGATTGTGATGTTGAAGAGGAGGAACTTAAACATGCCTTTGATGCTACCCTTGGAACTGATCGTGTATTTTTGTTTGATCATTTTGGGTCTACCGCCATTGACAATATTATCAACCGAGTACGCTTTATGGCAAAAGGTCTTAATTGTCGTTATGTATTTCTTGATCACGTATCGATTGTGGTCAGTGCTCAGGAGAACGGAGACGAAAGGAAAGCACTCGACGAGATCATGACTAAGCTTCGTACCATTGTGCAGGAGACTGGCATTGCATTGTTTGTGGTGTCTCATCTCAAGCGTCCCGAATCCAAGGGTCACGAAGAGGGAGCTGCTACGTCACTAGCACAGTTGCGTGGATCAGGATCGATTGCCCAGCTATCGGATATGGTCATTGGTCTTGAGCGTAATGGGCAGCATGAGGATGAGCAGGAACGCAACACGACTTATGTGCGTATCTTGAAGAATCGTTTTAGTGGGTTAACTGGATTGGCTTGTCGTCTACTGTACCGTCGTGATACTGGTCGGATGTCAGAGCTACCACCTGAGGAGAAGACTTTATGAAAAAGATTTTACTTGCAGTAACTACTATGTTAGTGTATAATAGTAGCATGGCTTGTACGACTACGACTGTAGTAACTCCTGATGGTAGGGTTACAAGTTGTACAGTGTGTGCTACGGTGGTGGTATGTCAGTAATCAAATGGACAGGGACTGCACTATGTTTAATTGGAATAGCGTTAACTAGCTTCAATGTATATCCCCTTAATATATTATTTGGATTGGTTGGATCAGGCTTGTGGACTTATGCTGGTATATTGCAGCGTGATATACCTTTGATCCTGGTTGAAGCTGTAGCAGTTGCCCTGTATTTTGCAGGAGTAATCTCCTACATTACACATGAATTATATAAATGGTTATAAAGGAATGATATGAGTTTATTACAAATGCCTAAGGTTATCGAATCCGTTAACGAACTAGGTCAACGAGTTGCTAAGTTAGAACTAATGGTGAAGGAGTTGCAAGACGCTTTCGTACTCGCTACCCAGCAGAACGTAGTCAATGCTGCTGAAGCAGTGGTGAAGAAAGCAAAATCAAAATGAGATATTATTCGATTGTAGTTATTACGCTGCTGCTAGGAATGACAGTGGGATGGGTGGCTAATCAGTATCGACACATTCAGGATCATCTAGAGTGTAACGACTACAACACCAAGCACTCCAAGTGGACAGGCTATGCATCTAAAGATATTAATGGAGATATTCGCTGCTTCTGGCTTGAGCAGGAGTTTCCTAATCGTATCAGACAAGGAGTACCAGTGTAGTGTGGCAATGTCCTCCATTAAATTTATTTAATTGGAATAACTTTTGGAAATGGAAATCAATGAGAAAGATTATTCTCGATATAGAAACTAACAGCACACACGATAAGATTTGGATGTGTGTTACAAGAGAAGTCGGAGGAGAAGTAACAGTATGGAAGGAAGCAAGCGGATTACAAAAGTATTTGGACAGTTGCGATTTGATTATCATGCACAACGGAATATGCTTCGATGCCCCAGTACTGAAGAGGAGCTGGAACATTACGATGAAGCAGAGCCAGATGTACGACACGCTCGTATTAAGCAGACTGCTAAGTCCAAGCCTAGAGGGAGGACATAGTCTCGAAGCATGGGGTCAACGCTTAGGTTTTCCTAAGGGAGACTTCAAAGATTGGGACGCTGGATACTCTCCTGAGATGGAAGCTTATTGTATCCAAGATACTTTAGTAACCGAGAAGTTATACAAACATTTAACTGCTGAACTTACGGCAAAGAAATTTGAAGAGAGGAGTATTAAACTTGAGCACGATGTACAAGCGATCATTGCAAAACAAGAAGAGAATGGCTTCAAGCTCAATCAGAAAGAAGCTATCACTTTATTATCAACGCTTCAAGCTAAGCTTGTTCTTCTTGAAACTGAGCTTCAAAGTATTTTTCCAACCAAAGTTACCCCACGAGTATCCGAAAAAACAGGTAAAGAACTCAAGCCCCTTGTTGAAGTCTTCAACCCAGGAAGCAGGAAACAAATCGGAGAAAGGCTCATCGAGAAAGGTTGGAAGCCAGAGAAGTTCACAGAAACAGGGCAGCCAATCGTCGACGAAGGGACGCTCGAAGGCTTAGATTTTCCTGAAGCTAAAGCTATCGCTGAGTACTTGTTACTACAGAAAAGAATAGCACAAATTGATTCATGGTTGAAGACAGTAGGTAAAGATGGACGAGTGCATGGTAAGGTAATAACGAATGGTGCAGTCACTGGACGAATGACACACCACAGCCCGAACATGGCACAAGTACCTAGTTGTGGTA